TCAAACAGGTGATTCCGAAACCGATTGGCCTCCGAACGTTGCTTCTTTAATCACCACAGCGGCATGGGCGAGAGGCACATCTACTTCGGAACCATCTTCATGCTTGCGTACATGGACATTACCTCGTTTATACGTCAATGACCCCTTGAAGTCACTGAAGTCGAGGACTTGCCAACCACTGTCACTCATTTCTTCATTTCACTTCCCAACATATTGGTAGATGAGCTGCGCTATGGAGTCGAGGACGCCCAAGCGCATCTCGGCGGATAATTTTGACGTGGCCGCTACTGAATAGTTTGTTTACAGTGATAATCCAACTACGATTATCAATAATCTTTTTAATTTCGGGATTGACGTTAGGTTTTAATCCCTCTTTGCTGAGGTAAAGAGGTCGGAGATTCAATCGGGTAACTGAAGTTAAGCCAGCAAGTCGCCATCGATTGACAGGACCATATTCTTCTCGCAACTTTACAATTCCGGGAGTATCAAATGATGAGGTATCAATGAGTAGTTCATCATCGCTGACCAGCCAGCCCAAATATTCCGCAGTGCCATTCGCTAGCGCTTTGCGTAGTAGTGCTTCACATGTTCGAACACTAATAGTTTGTGGCTTGAGCTCTACGGTGAATAGGTCTTCTTTGCGGAATTTGAGAAGATCAACCGTGTACACCTGCATGAGACAATACTTGTATTTTTTGCCACTGGGAACGCGGAATAACCGCACATGATGATAATTACTTCCCAGCTTGGCGAATCCATCCCGAATGGGAATGGATGCAGCGGCTACTGGGAACACCGTGATTTCATCGGAAGCCGTAAGATGTGTTCCATGAATCCGAATCGTTCGATTTGGGTTTTCCGGCAAGCCAGTCTTGGGGTCATAATCTGGGTCACGGGTCAACGCGCACCATAGGGCTTCGCTGGATGCCCGATCAATATCTGTAGTAGAGATTGCGTCACCCACCTTGAGCCGGGTTAACTTGCCAATCGTGTCTTCATGTGCCGCACCATTGCCAAGCCGCAGACGCAGGTTATGCATAACAACAATGCGATCTTGTACGAGTGCATTATTCAATAGTTCTGCTAAGGCCTGCATGCGGTACTTCCACTTGGTCCACTCAACCTGATGCACATGATCCGAGCCAGTAAATTCCCGCCATTGGGGCGCTTTGCGGCGCAGCTCCTGGTCGAATTTCATATTCGACCGTAGTGCTAGCGTTTCCGCAACATAATTCGACGTGAACGCAACAACCGCGGCATCTACCGCGTGATGCCGGCGATCCAACCGCGACTTACCCTTACCATCGACGAATTCCAATTTGCCGGAAATACCCGAGGCCCTTCGTGCCTCAGCCGTCAAAGCACCCTTATACACCCGGACTTTTGTGTCACCATCCTTGAACTTTTGCGCAATCCGGGAGCGGAGCTCATTCGCCATCCACGCCACGGATTCCAAGGAACGAGCATCAATCGGCTCATCGGTGGCCTTACGCCGTAGCCGATCGCACACTTGCTTACGGAACTTATCAAATTCAGGTTTACGCAGGCCAGAATCCGTAACCCAGTGGTGAGTTCGTTCGATCGCTTTTTGAACAGAGACACCAGGTCGAGAGGTATTTTCTGCCCACACCGCAAATGCGATATTAGACTTTGAACTGTTGCACTCACGGCACACTGCGACGAGATTATCCCTGGTATTGGTGGAACCTTCACCCGCTTGTGGGATGATGTGGTCCATTTCAGAATTCTTAAAGCTAATCTCTGCTCCGCAGTATGCGCATTTACCATTCTGCCGTTGGATTGATTGAAACCGCCAGACATCTGCACGGCTTGGTCGACCCTCGATGCCTAATTTTTCCTGCATCTCGGCCACCACTTTTACATTCCGCTTTGCACGCTGTTGATTGTCCCGGTCAAGTTCCCGCGCACTTGATTCACTCATGAAAGCAGCCCGTACGTGCTCAATATTGACAGACTTTGGGGCACCCCACTGGCGTTCCGCCGCGTTTAACCACCGAGCCGTTGCCTTCAGCACCCGATCAACCGCAGGATTTCCCACCCGCTCGCCGATTTCCGGTGCCGGCGGTGCCCAATCATTCGAAATCTTAAACTCTGCCTGCCGCGCCTCATATAAATCCATGCCCTCGCCAATCATGCGTTTGGTGAGGCGATCAAGAGTGTCCTCGCTATAGGCTGCGCGACCAATGGGCAGGTGAAGCCCATCAAGCTTCTCCTGATCCTCGTCAGAAATACCGAAAAAGAACTCCTGCACTTGGGCGCCAGCCTGGGAATCAAAATCATCCACCTCAGCGTTCGACAACGCCTTCACCATGGCTGCCCGGGCATCGGCGTCGGCAGACTTCCACCACGTGGCAAGTGGCTTAATCTTCGTGTTTTCCATGATCCGGTTAGTATCGTGAACCGGTGGTTTAGCCCCGGCGCGCTCACCATCATCAGTCATGATTGCGGTACCCACCAGGTTGCCGCGGTCGATCTTGAGCTGTTCCGCAACCAGCTGCCACGTGGGCTCCTGCTTAGCAGGCAAGCTCCGCAGGTAATCGAAAACCAGCCTGGTTTCCTCGGTGGTGAGGCGCCGATTCCCCTTACCGCCGCGGATCCGCAAATTACCGATCAATGCCGCAATACGATACTGCTGGAACGCATCCGATGCCTTCAGTGCGCGCTTCTTCGTGGGTTGCAGGGGATCCTTACCCACCTGCTCTGCGGCTGAACCCTTCGGAGACTCGGCCGCAAACACGTGGTCAATGATCTGCCTTACCAGCTCGTTGGAAAGGCCTTGAACCTTGGCAATGGTATGAATCTCGTTGGCATTGTCACTTTGTCGTGGCCTGGCCGCTAACAGACTATTCTCGCCACGCAGCCTTGTCTTGCCCAGATTCATGCCGGTTACCAGTTGGCCTACCGTGATGGTTTCCGGGATGGTTCGCCCCAGCTGCTTCGCGCATTCCTCCTGCATTGCTAAAAAGGCATCTGATGGTTCCGTCACGGTATACAGGGCAGTGACCTTGCTGTAGGGGTTGCGCCACCCTCGGTGCCTGGCGATATGGCGCAGGGCAATGGACAGCTTTTCGCCCAGTTCTTGCTGATCGGTGATGGCGGTGGTGGCCAACTCGGCCCGCACCCGCCATGGGTAAAACGGGTCCTCGTACTTCTCAAACTCCTTGAGCGGCCAACCCTGGGAGCTAATAAACTTGTCGAGCTTGGCAAGACGCTTGCGTTTCCGCCGATAAAGCCGCCGGGTTCGCCGGGCTATGCCCGAGGTCGCTAGTCGAGTAGCGGCGGATTTGGCGCTATCCGGGTCGACACCTGAGTCGTGGATGAGGGAGATAGCGCTGAGGATTTCCGTGGGTTTTCCATCATCATCGATGGCGATGGCCGCCATGCCAAGGGAATAAGACCCAACGTCGATTCCCACCCGGTAGTTCACGTTTGCCGAGTTCAAGGCGAATCCTTTCGTAAAAAGAAAGCCGACGGAGGTAAGTCCGTCGGCTGGAGCATTCTGCGCCGGAAACTAGCCGACACTTACTGAGGTTCAACTCTGCAAGCAATGATAAAAGGAAAAACCTTGATTCGCAAGACTTATTTAGAAAATCGCAAATAGGGGTAATTGAGGGGATAAATTACTGTGCAAATAACTATACAAAGTGGCGGAAGTGACAAGGCTCCATAGGGGTAGAAGTTTTTCTTTAGGTAAAATCCCAGTTAATGTTGACATTTCCACTATTTGGTTGGGAAAATTGTCCCAGATTTGTTGAGCAATTTATTCGTACCATTTTTGCTACATATTTGGTTATTTATAAATTATTCATCTTATTTTCCGCACTTTAGAGCGTCGTAAAGCTGCTACATGACTATCTTGCTAGCCGCAATTTGGTGTGACAATTTGTCATTATTGCCGCGATTGGGTGCTACTCAACACCAGGGTGTTGCGGGAGATGCTTGTCCAGAGCCCCCAATTCGGGTGTACCAATCAGTATTATGGGGCCCAACTACCACCCCAAAATAGCAAATATGCTGGGGTTTTGCATAATTGGAGGAAATGCGATGGCAACCGTACTAGATTACAGCGCCGGGGTTCCCCAGGCTGCCGCCGTCCGTGACGCCGGATACGACGGCGCGGTGAGATATATTAGTCCGCCGCGTGCGGATTGGATGCGCGGAAAACCCATCCAACGTGCCGAAATTGATGATTTTCATGTTCATGGCCTCGACGTGGCTTTCGTCTGGCAATACGGAAAAGAGGCCGATTCCGACGTTATGCGCGGCCGCGACGGTGGGCTTGCCGATGCTCGCGCCGCCAAACAAAAACTTGACGAGCTCGGCTGCAGCAACCATCCCGTGTTTTTCGCCGTGGACTTTGCCATCACGCTCGAACAGTGGAACGTAACGGCGGTCGAATATTTTCGGGCCTGTTGCGAAATCCTGGGGCGCGAAAGAGTCGGGATCTATGGCCATTCCCGCGTAATCAGTTGGGCGGTCGAGGACGGCGTGATCGCCAACTTGGGCGGCGGAAAACACCTGGCGTGGCAGACAATCGCCTGGTCATGGGGCGAATTGTCTGATGAAGCAGTCCTGTTTCAGCGGGCTGGTCAGGTCACCGTCGGCGGTATCGAATGCGATGTTAATGACGTCTGGCACCACTACTGGGGCCAAAAACCCGTGTCCGAAGTTGCGCCACAGCCGCAGTCGCAGCCCGAGTCGTCCGGGCCGATCGTGGTGCGCTACGATGCCGACTTCACCGCGGACATGCCGGGCGTGGGTTACCGGTCGATCGACAGTATCCAGTCGATTTGCGTCCATACCGTGGAATGTCCGCCGGAACGGGACGGGATTGCTGTGGCCCAGTGGCAGACAAACCCCGCCAACGGGTCAAGCTATAACGTGCTCGCCGGCGCCGACGGCATTTTAATTTTGTGCAATACAGATGATTTTATGCCGTATGCCGCCGGCCCCACCGGTAATGCCCGTTGTCTCCACATCAGCCTCACCGGTTACGCGCGAATGAGCCGTGAGGATTGGCTTGACGACGATGCAAAGCTGCGGCGGACCGCTGAACAGATTGCCAGCTGGTCGCAACTGTACGATATTCCCCTGGAATTTATCGACGCCGACCGGCTGCGTGCTGGTGCCCGCGGCGTGCACGGGCATGCTGAAATCTCCGAGGCCTGGCGCGAAGTCAACCACACCGATCCCGGCCCCGGATTCCCCTACGACGTGGTGCTCGGCTACGCCCAGGAACTCCGTAACACCCGCCAACCCAATAACCCCACCCCAACACCCACCCCGGAAACCCCGGAGCAAGGAGAAGAACGGATCATGATTCGCTGGATTTTAGACCAACTTGTCGGCCCCGAATGGGACACCAAGGGGCCACGGTTCACCGGGTGGAAAGCCACGGAAGGCAAAACTTTTGTCGACTTCGTTGCCGGCAAGATTCGGCTGATCCCCGAAATTGCCCGGACGGTAGCGACCCTGCCAGAGCGGTTGGACCGGATCGAGAAGATGCTGACGGAGCTTCAGAAACAAAAATAGCCGGCGGCGGTGGGGGACCGGCGGCCTGGTGAATGGCGGGTGGGCCGGGTTCAGTCAAGTGTCGAAAAACAGTTCGTTTCTGCGGGTTTTGGAACCACCAAATCCATCACGAACAAAAATTCGAATTCCTGCGAATTCGGTGCCTGCATAACACCCACCATGTCTCACAAACGTAAAACCCCACCGACTCGGCAAAACGCCTGGCAGTGGGGTTTCAAACGTGCCTCCAGCAGGATTCGAACCCGCGACCAAAAACCCCACCACCAGCAAAAACACCACCACGGACCCTAGGCGCCACGACAATCCCACGACGCCTGCAAAACCCCATCCATAGCACGCGCAACCTCATCCAAATCGCCGTCAAAAAGATCCGCATAAACATCCAACGTCATCGCCGCCGACGCATGCCCCAACTGCCTTTGCACAACCTTCACACTCGCCCCAGAAGCCACCATCAACCCCGCAGCCACATGCCGCAACCCATGCGGCGTCACCCACGGAAAATCCGCATCAGCCCTCATAGCGCGCTGCACCGCACCATAAAACCACCCATCATAACCAGGCACCCGCATAAACCCACCATCCGACTCCCTAGGCCACAAAAGCGCATCCCTAGCCTTCCCCTCCATCAACGGCACCAGCATCTGCATCACCCTACGCGGCACCGCCACCGTCCGCCGCTCATGATTCTTCGGCGTCCCCACATGCACCTCATACCCCACCGTCACAGCATTACGAGTGATACTAAGCCGGCCCCTCGCCTCATTCACATCGCACACTCGAAGCGCCACCGCCTCACCCCACCGCAACCCGGTCGTCGCCAACACCCACACAAGCTCCTGATAACGACTACACTGATCCACTAAAAACTGCACCTGCTCCACCGTCAAATACACCTTCTTCGACTTAGCGCGCCGCGGCAACCGCACACCCCGCGCCGGGTTCGCTTTCAACAACCCGTCCAGCACCGCTAAATCCAACACCTGGGCCAGGCAAGCGTGGGCGTGCCGGACTGTGGCAGCTGCACGATCAATACCCGCCACCCATTCCTGCACATCACTAGGTCTCACCCCCATGATTGACACGCCACCCCACTTGGGTCGCACATGCACCCGCCATGATTGCTCAGTCGTCCGCATGGTTGATGGCTTCAAATGGGTTTGCATAGCAAGCCACCGATCCCCCAATTCCCCCACCGTGATAGATGTTTTCTTCGGCGCCACCCACTGCCCAGCATGGATATCCGTAGCGTTCTTAGCCGACCAAGCCTCCGCCTCCGCCTTAGTGCGGAACCCCTGCTTCGTGCGGCCCCGACCATCAGGCGACCGGTACTGAACCCGCCACGCATACCCCTTAGCCGTCTTGTATTTACGAATCGACGCCATTCTTTGTTCCCTTTTGCTCCTTGTTCCCGAAAAGGGCCCCACCAAATCAGCAAGGGCCACAAAAACTAACAGGCCAATTACGGACCAATTACAGGCCCAACATTGTCCACACTAGCGTCCACCAATCACCACAGTTCAACCCGTAAAAACAGGGATAGTCCGCCACATTAATGTCCGCCATCTTGTCCGTTTAATACTCGCTTAGCGTCGCGTCCACCATCGCATTATCTTTATCAATAGGGGTCACTGTGCAAGTCCAATTCGTCCGCAACGTTGCGCCGAAAGCATTCTGGGCATCCACATGCCCGTGAATCGTCCAATCCTTATGGTCAGCGCTCTGTACCGCAATGAAATCGAAAAGCCCCTCAAACTTCGCAGTAGACGGCGATTTTAACTGCTGCTTAATCCGATCGTGGCACAAATAACGAGCCCGGTTATCACTCCACCCCATGATCCGATCAGGATCATAAGGCTCACTGCTCGAACTACTGTATTCCGGCGAAAGCGTCGAAATAACGTTACTATACGACGTTGGATAGGCAATAGCCTTCTCACCAATCCCCAATGTTCGTCCCCAACTGCCTTGGCCCCAAAGCGCAAGCCCACATAAAACAACACCAATAATGATTGCTAAATTACGCAGTGTAGAACCATTAATACCATCATTATCCTTGGTTGTATTACCGCCCTTAACGCTTTCCGCACCAGCAGTTGGCTTCACCACTGCCGTATGCGCTACCGTGCCGGACGGTACCTTAGCCGGTTGAATCTTGCTTAGTGCTGCTGGTCGGGCGTACGCAGAAGGAGCAGGCTTCGATGGCTTCGGCGGGGTAATGACTTTACCTTTCCTGTCCCCCTGATAAGCGTTCGGCACGCTATACGAAGACGCTTTAGGCACTAACTGCACGTTAGGCGGAATCGCCGTGTCAGTAGCAAGAAGATACAAGTGCAAGTTAATGAACCCATACTCATCACGCCTATATCTACCTTGAACAATGGCCGTTTTCCCACTAGCCGCAATCCGATTAATAAACGGCAAGTACGTTGCCGTACGACTTCGAGAAATATATCCAACAGTTTGCCCTCCGTACCGGATGCTAATGGCATTAGGATCATACGGATTATCCGGCTCCGGTACCACCTCGAACAACGTAGCGGTCTCAGGAACCCGAATATTTTCATAAAACTCGGTTCCAACAGCTTTCACAGTCGGACGCTGCGAAGCCTGAAGCAGTATGGGCTCCATGGTCGTCAGCTCACACCCAGCCCAACACAAGCAACCACGGTGCCAACCAACAGCACCGCTATTTTCCTCATGAAAAACACCCTCTCAAAGGTATAGAAACAAACGATTTAAACGATTTACAAGAAACTCTTCACCCGAGCACGCAACTCATCCGCAAACCCATAAATATCCGCCACCACATTTAGGTCATGCATGTGCTCTTTCTTATCAGCATCAAAAATACCGATACGTGGTGTTTTACGGTCGAAATACAGCCGGGCAATGGGCTTACGGTTGTTGTCCTTGTAAAGAATGGCGCAATAGCTCTTCGCATCACGGATCACCACATCAGTTGCCGGCACCTCAGAACAGCAAATAGCCCGAATGATGCTATACCCCTCAATCTCTTCATCAGTAGTGATGATCCCGTTATCCGCGCCGGGCTCTTCCTGCACGGGGCTGATGGTGGCATCAGCGGTGATGGGTTGGGAGGGTTGTTCCAGCATGGCTGTAGTGGGGGAGTCGTCATAGTCTTGTGCTGACCGTAGCCGCCGGTTGGCTTCGTCCTTCAGCAGCTGTGATGAGGCAGTGGCCACGAGCGTGGTGAACGCCTCCAGGTTTTGGGCTGTCATGCGTTTCGATGTGATTTTGGAGGCGATGAATTTCACCCACTCAGGTGACGGCTCTTTCAAGAAGCCGCTGAGAAGCTTTTTGATCTCCGCAATGTATTTCAGCTGCTCAGCATTCGTCGTGATAGTGCCCGAGTCGAATTTTGATTTGGTGCACATCTCCAGGTAGGGCAGCACGCGGGGGTCGATATTGCTCAAGTCAATCGTCATGAAGGGGCGTTCGTCCATGCGATTGACCGCATCCAGCTGGGCATAGAATTCGTACACCTCGCCGTTGGTGAGGATAGCGAATTCGGTATCGGTCGCGTTGAAGTAGCGTATCAGCTGTTTAGCGTGGTCGATACTGAGCGGCTCCCCGATCTTCTTACATTCGATCAGGAAGCGGAAATCTTCCCCGGCTTTAATAGCGAAATCGACCTTCTCTCCCTTTTTCACGCCTATATCAGCGGTGTACTCGGGTATGACTTCGCGTGGGTCTGTGGCGTCATACCCTAGGACCGTGCTGATGAAGGGGATGATGAAAGCAGTTTTTGTTGCTTCTTCGGTTTCGATAATAGGCTTGAGGTCTTTCACCTTCGCGGCTAGAGTTTCAATGCTTTGCGCAATACTCACAGGGTGTCCTTTGCAAATAGTGGAGGTTAATGCTTGGGATAAAAGCCAGGATCAGCTGAGGCTGAGGCCGCATGCGCTCACATGCCGGGTACGGCCAACACGGTAAAGACGCTCCCAGGTGCGCAGCAGGTGCACGGTAACACCTAGCTCTGCGGCCATGGCCACGGGCTCGGAATCGCATTCCCACGCGGCTTCTTCTACCAGGCCATCATCTAGCAGCTGGTTAGCGGCCCACTCGTCGGCTTCTCGCTCATTATCCGGTGTGGAGCAATCATGATTGTGATACGCATGGCCTAACTCATGGGCAACAGCGCACACCCGAGTTACCGGGTCCAACCCATGCCTGGCATAGATCGTACGAGTCAGGGGATGCCAACACGCATTCATGCGTGGGGTAAGCGCCCCCGTCTCGACAAGACGAACATTGAACCGACGCAATAAAAATTCCAGCCGTTGTTCAGTATCATTCATAATGGCTCCTCAAAAACTGATAATGAACTTAATCAAGTATGAAACAAATTCATGCCAGAAGCAATAAATTTTGGCGAAAAAATATGTGTAATAAATCTCAAAAACAAGGAAACCAAGACATAATCGCGTATATCTAAACTAAAAACCCCAATACATCTTGCTGGCCTGCGATTTTCCCAAAGCGAAAACCCCCGATAGTGCTTGCTCAGGCCTTGTTTCGGGGACCATGACAAGCATATCAAGGGTTTTCGAGTTGAACCCCAGCTTCAGCTTTCGAATCTTTTATGTGAAATGCTCCTCAATGGGGGGAGTTGCCTGTTGAGCGGCCACCCGCTCAACGCCCGCATTAATCCGGGCAACGATGGCATCATCATCAAAAACATCAGCAGGGGCGCCGCTGTCAGTATCGGTAGCCTTGGTTGCTTGTTCATTAGGGGTTGGAGTTAACTGCCCTCGGCCGTAAGCGCCAAGCTCTATTTTTGCCTGAGGTGTAAGAGCGTCTTCCGCGAGTTTATAAATCAGCTGTTCGGGGGTTGCTGCATCCAACAAAAGTCCATCTCCACCCAGATAGTCAAAAGCTTCCGTATGTGTGAGCCTTCCAAGCTCAACTAAGGCGTGTATAGGAGAAAGATTTAACTTTCTGGACACCAGTATCAACTCGTCTGACGACAAGCCCTCGCTAAGCCGTTTAGTAGCGGTCCTGCGAGAGACGCCTAGAAGATCGGCCAATTCAATCGTGGATATTTTCCGTCGAACCATTGAGCTGAACCATTCTTTCTCTCCAGTCATACCCTTAGCCTAGTGGGTAATTTTATTCCCGTCAAAGGTGCGATTAGCTGCCATTTCTATTGGAAAAGCCGCGTTTTGAGGGAAGATTATTGCGCATTATTTCAATAATGCGCTAAAATATGCCCATGAATACAGGAGGAGACGAGAGAATGGGAAAATTCTTGCTCAGTCTTGATGAAATTGATCGGGTTAAGAGACGCAATTCCATCCATACGTTGGTCGATTTAGAAAAAGTAACCAAAGTTACCCGAAAAACCTGGCGGGAAGCGTTGAGTAGCCGGGCCCCAAAACCAGCAGTATTAGATGCTCTTGCTGATTTGGGTGCTCGCCCTGACAAAATCCTTGTTTTGGATGGGGCCTGAGATGCTACCTGTTTTTGTTGCGCAGACTCTTCTTGATTATGTGGCTTCGAGGCACACCAAGTGGGGTTTGCCATTGGATGTGGAATACGATTTTCCGGTTTTCCCTGCCCCCGAGAACGATAGCCTGGCTGCTGATAGCAGGCTTACTGACATGGCGTGCGGGTGTTTGCTTCAGGCCTTCCGCCAGGTCGAGGTGCAGCTGGCCGAATCCGGGCAAGTGCTCGGCTTTAACAGCCCCAACGGGGTGGCCTTCGCACTCGGCGATAACGGTAAGGTGCATTGCGTCGTGGGGACTGTCATTCGTGATAGTAGCGGCCCCGACCCCAGTCTTATTGCTGAGCTTGATTCCCCATTCGTAGATCAGGTTATCAGTGCTAGCTTGCAGCGCCCTACTGCTGATACGGTTCGCATCCTCTGCTATCTCGTTGGCGTGTTCTGCGGCAAGGTTAGCCCTTTCGGCAGCGTCCAAGCTTTCTCTGGCGGTTTCGTTAGCAATTTCAGCAAGACGGTTAGCGCGCTTCGCATCGTAATGGCTCACCACAGCAACACTCAGGCTGACCACGCTGATAGCAGTAGCCGTGATGAGGGAAACCAAGGGGATATCCACGCTCCAAGTATAAGCACCAGCGCCCCGTCGTAAAGCCCAGTAAAAAGCAAAAACCCCGCTTCACAGCGGGGCGGAACAAGAAACGATGGAGAAAGTATAACACGAATGCATTATTTATTCAAAGTGAAAGTGCCCGGCACCCCGAACACGGTCGATGCAACCCTGATTGATGGGCGAATCTGGGTCACACTGTCGTCAGTGTGCAACAGCCTAGGCATCCATCAGCCCACGCAGCAGGACCGCCTAAAACTCACATGCTGGGCGAAGATCGAACGGATCCCCCTGGTGACCGAACGCGGCCGAGAACAAACCATGTATGTGGTCGACCGCCGCACACTGACCATGTGGCTGGCCACCCTAGGTGTTTACCGCAACAAGGCCACCCGGAAAACCCTAGAAGCCTACCAAATGAACATTGATGACGTCCTAGACCGACTCCAACAAGGCCTGCGTGGGGAGAAAAACTACCCCACCGCACCACTAGCAGGGGAGGCGTAGTGAGCATGGGCCGCTGTAAAACCCCCGCATCTAAACGCCGCCGGCCGCGCCGGGAGGGGGAGTGGTTGACGCTGCCGGAGGCCGCTGCATATACGAAGATTCACCGCCAAACTCTGCGGGTGTTGCTGTTGAGTGGGGAGATCCCCTACAGCCGGAAAACCGCCCGGCCGCGCTCCCCGTATCTGATCGAGCGTGAGCATTTAGATAGCTATCTTGCCCGGGTGAGTGATGATTGCCGGGCCGCTGCTGGGGGAGGTGTCTAATGCCCAGGCGCGAAGAAGCCCCGTTGCTGATTGATTTCTACAGCAGTGGCGAGCTAGATGCGGTCATGACCACGCTACAGATAGTTCAGGAATACGGCACCGCGGTTATCGGCGATATGGACGAGGCCGTCGAAATCGCACTCCAGCAAGCTCGCGGTTTCATGCGTGAGCGCTCCTAAAACCTCTAAATCAGAAAGGAAACAAAGAATGTCTGCTACCCCGTATAGCACTGACCCGTACTACGACCCATATGAAGAGCTAGACCGCAGGTTTGACTACCGGGTTTTGGATGATGAAACCCGGGCGCTGCGGATCGCTGTGGGCCGACAGTTTAAGAATTTCGCCCGGAACCTGGAGGCAATGCTTGATGACAGCAGGGAGAAAAACCTGGCGTTGGAGCGTCTGGAGGAGGCGATGATGTGGGCGAACGCCTCGCTGGCCCGCGGTACTGAGACCAGCTAGCGGGATAAATAAGGATAGCCCTGGCCTGGTTGGTCGCCCCAAAGGGTGTGGGGGTTCGATTCCCCCGGAGGGTGCTAGGCCCCAGCGTGGGGCGTGTTGTATAGCGAACTCGATAGTGGACCTTAAGGCACCCTCCCTTGTGGGGGAGGGCTAAGTCTACCAGGGGTTTTAAATATCAGACCCCTGTCAGGCTCATGCTCCGGTGAGGTAAAACCAGACTGCTTGTTGGTTTCGTGTTTGGTCAAGATAATTGGTTGGTTTTACGCGGGTTCGACCCCCGCCATGAGCGCTACCCGCCTAACTAGCCGGGCGGGAACTGGTGCCCCGTGGTCTTCCTCAGCCACGGGGCACCCCAAAAACAGAAATAAGGAGTAGCCAATGACGGAGCTCAACTATTTGGAAGAGGATGCTGCCCTGATCGTGGAGAACCTGCCGGAAGGGTTCGAAGCAACAGCGGAAACAGCGCCGCTTTTCCTGATCTACGCGGTGCTGATGCGTGCTAAAGGCATCTACACGACGCTGGAAGACGTCCACGATGCGTGGGCTGCGTGGCGCAGCACCACCAACCCACAGCATGCCGACTTACTGCCCTTCGGCCAGCTCACTAAGGAAACCCGGTCGCTGGATCACCCGTTCCTCCACGCAATCCATGCGGCAGCCCACATCCGAAACAACCAAACCGAAAAGGAGTCATAATGAACCCCGTACTCGTCATCTCGATAGTGGCAATCGCTATCTCTCTCACCGCCCTGGGCGTTTCAATCAGTGCCCACATGGCCGCCCGCGACTGCCGCAGGGTGACCGTGATGTTCATGACCACGGTGATGGAATACCTGGATGGGGATGGCCAGGTAGGGGTTTGCGTGAAAAAAATCACTGGTGCCGCTGCTGATGCTGATGGTGATAAAAAACCAAATGATCGGGTGGTAAAGCGTCTCCGAGATGACCACAACCGCTAAAACCACCAGCCGGCAACAGCGGCCGCTTACTCCTGACGGTATTCTCCTCGCCCCGTGCCATCAGGTGCTCCTCCCGTTTTGGGATGGGCGCCTGTACATGGAGAAGGAAGAAATGATGCTGGCCCGCCATGAACAGGCAAAGTATCTTTGCCGCCAATGCCCGCTGCTAGAGGCATGCGGCCGCTACCTGGAGCGCATGGAAGAACAACGAATGCCCGTTGACGGGGTAGTAGCCGGCCGGTATTACACGCCGAAAAAACGCCGCCGGCGTAAAACGAAAAACCGGGAAAACACCTAGCTAGCCTGCATTTTTTAAAGCGAAATCCCCCGATATTGCTTGCTTGGGCCTTGCATTTGGGCCCATGGCAAGCATATCAGGAGGTTTTCGAGTTGAACCCCAGCTTGAGGTTTCTTGGAAGGCTACGAGGCTCAAGCATATCAGGAGTTTTGCGAGTTGAACCCCAGCCCTTTTGATGGTCTCGTACGTACCGTGGCAAGCATATCAGGGGTTTTCGGAGTTGAACCCTAGCTGCCCCCATTAATAACAAAGTAAGGAACCCATATAGTATGGATAACAAAATCACACCGTTCTCGTTTAATGGTACGCAAGTGCGAGTCGTCACCCGCTGCGGTGCCCCATGGTGGGTTGCTGCCGATGTAGCGAAAGCCTTGGGGTATCGAACCACTGGTGAGGTTACGAGGTTCGTGCGTGACCATCAAAAGGGTATCGAGATTCTCGATACCCTTGGTGGTAGCCAAAAATTCGCTGTCATTAGTGAACCCGGCTTGTATCTGGCAATTCTAAAATCTCATGCCGCCTTGGCCGAGAGGTTCCAGGACTGGGTGACGGAAGAGGTGCTGCCGGCGATTCGGTCGCATGGCGGGTATCTCACCCCGGAAGCGACAGCCCAGGCGTTGTCTGACCCGGATTTTATTATCCGCCTGGCTACGCAGTTGAAGGAGGAGCGGGCTCAGCGTTTGGCATTGGAAACCCGGGTGGAAGAGGCTGCACCCAAGGTGCTTTTTGCTGATGCTGTGAGCGCATCAACCACCTCGATCCTGGTGGGGGATTTGGCGAAGATCCTCAAAGGCAACTGCGTTGATATTGGCGCTAACCGGCTCTTCACCTGGCTGCGAGCCCATGGGTTCCTCACCTCCCGCCGTGGCGCTGATTGGAACAGCCCTACGCAGAAAGCCATGGAGCTGGGCCTCTTCGAGATCAAAGAAACCGTCATCACCCACGCCGATGGGCACATCACGGTCAACAAAACGCCGAAAGTCACGGGTAAAGGCCAGCAGTATTTCATTAGCCGTTTTCTTGACGGTCGGTTCGATATCAACGACACAGGCGTCACAGTGACGAAACAAGGAGCATAAAAGGAATGACCACGAACACCCCCACCTACGAATCCCGCCTAGCACTACGATCCCTCCGCAGGCACGCCGCAGGCAAAAAGACCGGGCGGGCTGGGGTACGGGCCATGGAAGCCCTCGGGTACGTCACCGAGGACGGCACTATCACCCCGGCCGGCAACCAAGCCCTACACGACGGAGACCAATAGGGACTGCTTATGGAGATCGACCCTAGGATCCTAGAACGCCGCAGGAAAGTTGGATCAGAGTTGAAACCCGGCTACGAGGATCGGAAAGACGACCTGCGGTGGGAGATGAAACATGAGCGTCTCCGGCTAGCTAGCCGCTGCTGCGCCCTAGAAACCACCGGCTACCACCCGCACCAGCAAGTACATATTTGCGCTAGGCGCAGCGGACACCGCGGCGACCACCATGATTACGACACCGGATTCCACTGGAAATGGGACAAAGAAGAAAGAACAACGAAATGACAGATCACCCCTCAATCCAGCAAATGCTAGACAGCCTGAAGTATCTCCGGGAGGAAACAACCCTCCTGGATGAGAAGGATGAAAAACACCTACGGGTGGTGTCCCGCTGGATAAATTTCCTGCTAGACGACACCGACTACCAAGAGATGCTAAACCAGCCTGAATTCCGAGATAAACCCGACGACTATGGGGTGCTGGTGGAATTCCTCCCCGACCTGCCAGGGATCGGAGAAGGATCAAAATACATTATCGAGATCAGCCATAAAGGAGCCGATGATATCACCATCACCATTAGTGATGACTGTAAGTACGACGCCTGCAAGATCACGCAGAAAAACCTCTACCAGCTAGCCCGAATGGCGCTAGTCATCCTTTTACGGACGGAAAACCTTAAAACCAGAGGATGGAACAAAAATGAACGCCCCGGCAAATAGCCTAGCGCCGGTGCTGGAGGCCATCGGCCGGCTCAAAAAATACGCCCCCTCAGAACCCTTGGACCGCCAAGACATCAACACGATTATCAATACGATTGAGGCTCTCACAGATAGCCCAACCTACCAGCCAACAGACAGCGTAGGATGCGGCAGGCTCGACGACGAAGGATACGGCGCCGGGCTCTTAGTGTTAAGAAACGGTGCGCTACAAGGGTTCGTGATGGTTGATCACTGTGGCACTGACCACATCATCCTGAGGATGGAGAGTAGGCGAGATACCCACCGCATCACCCGAGAACAGCTCTATCAGCTAGCCGCCGGTGTCCTCACGGTACTAGCGCACGTCGATTACCCCGACCGGAAATAAGTAGAACAAACTTTCCAATTATTGGATTGCTAGTCGGTTATCCGCCATGATTCCGCCGCACTCCCGAAGTTGCTCTCGTGCCTCTAAAAGTAGCTTCGGTGGCACCCCGGCGTGCTCGGCTTCGGTAATCGCCCGGCTTAGGGCTTCGCTGGCGTTTAGGGCTTCGTTGGCGGCTGCTATGAACTTCTCGGTGGTGTCGGTAAGTTCCGATAGTTTATCCGTAACTCCTGCCAGGCTTTCGCTAGCGCTGGGGTCGATGGTGAAAGCTTCCACTGGAACGCCTAGCACTTCGGCTAGGGCGGTAGCTTCCCAGATTCGCGGTATGCGCTCCCCGGATTCGATACGCCGGAGATTGGTCATGTGCATTGTATGGCCGGCTCCTTCTAGCTGGCGACCTAGCTCTGCTAATGACCATCCGACCCTCTTCCGGTAGTAGATGAGATTCTGACCAAAAATGCTACTTTTATCCACCCTTTAACCCTATCATGAGCACAATGTGTGTTGACATAAGGGGCGGCATTACTTAATATTTGTCCTATACATGTTTAAACACATATCGTGCTTGAAATTTCCCATATTCCCACAAAAAAATCACAAATAGAACATTTATCACCGTTGCTAGCAAAAGCTAGCAGCTGCCACCACCTAAAAGGAGACCCATTATGGCAACGAAAACCGCTACCGCCCCCAAAGATGACCGGCTGTTTATCCGTATCACTCTCGATTTCTTCGAAAACCCAAAGGTGTTTCCACTATCGCCAGCCGCCAAGCTAGCCTTCCTTGAGATGATCGCTTGGTCAGCCCGCACGCATACTGATGGGCGAATCAGACAGCGACTAGCGCTTGCTATGTGGACGCCAGAAATCGTCGAAGAGCTCCTAGACAGTGACCCCGAACGCCCCCTACTCGCCGAGGGCGAAAACGACTATTTCATCCACGATTACGCGGAGCATCAGCAAACCACCGCCGATATCGAGGCGGTGCGTGAAGCCCGGCGCGCAGCTGGCCGTAAAGGCGGGCTTGCTAAAGCCGCAGCTCAAAAGGGTGTTTCTAGCAAAAAGGTAGCAAAAGCTAGCAAGCCGCTAGCAAAACCTGCCGAGAAAGAGAATGAGAAAGAGAACTATAAAAAGAAAGGGGAAAGAAAAGCCCGCACCACGGTAGCAGCCCCTGTTGCGCTTTGCCCCGTGCCCGACGCCCCCTCTCCCTCTTCTCAAATCGAAAATGGGTTGGACCCCGATGGGGTGGTGCCTGCTACCGCAGTCGGCCACTCTGCCGCCTTGGAGCCTCAAGAGCCGACGCCGGTGGGCGTCTCGCGGCCTGTGGCGGTTGATCCCCAGTCTGCGGTAGAGCCCGCGCCTGCCCCGGTTCTTGAGGATCCGTGGGCTGGGCTGCCCGACCTCGCCGATCACCAGGCAGCCCAGGCGTCCGACACAGATCGTGCTGATAGCCGGGTGCCTGCCTGCCTTAACCCCACCAGTGAGAAAACCACGACCGCGAAGGATCAGGCTGTAGTGGCTGCCGTCCGGGCGTACCAGGTGATTGGCACCCCTGCGGAGTGGTCAAGTCCTGACGACCCGCGGTGCCGGAAACACGCCTACCTGCCGCGGGAAGAAGTGCCGCCATGCCGTAACTGCATGCGGGCTAGGCAGTGGTTCGACCAGCGCGCCGATGCGGAGAAACAGGCTCATCTAGCAGCTATCCACGCCTGTTCTCTGTGCGATGAGCTTGGCTACGTAGCGGTCAAGAACGCCGCAGGTGAAACGGCCAGTGTGGCGCACTGTGACCACACTGGCGAGCTGCCCAAACCGAAAGCAGAAACCCAGCCCCGGCCGGTAGGGCGGGGCATGCCCGCACACCTACGCGAGAAACTAGACAACATCCTGGGGCGTAAAACCGCCCCAGAAGCCCCGCAGAAGCCCGAAACCCGGGGCGCCCACACCGATACCCAAAACCATGATCCAAACCCGGCAGAAGAGCGCTCAGGCGAACTCGTAGCAGTGGGGGTTGCATCATGAGCCGAGACCCATTCTTCGACGCCATCCGCGACCAGCTTTTACCAGACGCCACCGACACCGAAATCGAAAGTCTGTTTGGCCAATATTTGGGTGCCCAGCCCGAGCCGGTATTCATCGCTCACATTGCTGGTGACCCCAAACCCCAAGGATCCAAGCGCTACGTGGGTGGTGGGCGTGTCATTGAGGACAACCCCGGCACCCGGGTGTGGCGGCAATCCGCGCAGCTCCAGCTCACCACTTACCGCAGCCGCCAACTCGCAACCCCTATCGACGAAGCGGTGCTGGTGCAAGCGGTTTTCTGCCTACCCCGCCCTAAAAGCGTCCGTAGCATGCTCCCCACGTCTAAATCCTCATACGACCTCGACAAACTATGCAGGGCGCTAGGGGACGCCCTAGAAGGGGCCGGTGTGCTCAAAAACGACTCCCGAATCACCACATGGCACGCCCGTAAACGCTACGCCGAAGCCGATAACAACGGGCCAGCTATCACCGGCGTGTTCCTACGAATCTATAAGGAAAAACAATAATGTGTACACTGTTAGAAGAAAAAACCCGGCGCGCTAGGAAACCACACAAATGCGATATGTGCGGGGCAACAATCAACCCCGGTGAGGAATACTACTGGGAAAAATATGTAAACATCGATGGCCTGTATGAACTGAAAACCTGCCGGGCCTGCGACATAGCCTTCTTCGAAGTATGGGACTGCATGCCTGACTGGTGGGATGAGGGCGTCACCTTCGAGGACTACCGAGAATGGGCAACTGACCCCGACTGCGATGACACCCCCGCCAAGAAAGCCTGGCGCCAGCGTGCCGGCTACACCAGAGAAGACGAGGACGCCGAATGATCCTCGACGTCACCTGCGGCGCCCGACTCATGTGGCACAACAAACATCATCCCGGAGTGATCTACGCCGACCAACGGACAACCCGCCACCAACTATCAGACGGCCGCCAAATCACCATCAGCCCAAACATCCAACTCGACTACCGCGCCCTACCCTTCCGTGACGACACGTTCCACCTCATCAACCTAGACCCACCCCACCTCCAGCGCGCCGGGGAGACTGGGTGGATGTGCCAGAAATACGGGGTTCTCATGACCACGTGGCGGGAAGACCTACGTCAATGCTTCGTTGAGTGTTTCCGGGTGCTCGCCCCAGGCGGCACGCTCACCCTCAAGTGGAATCAAACCCACATCCCGTTACGAGAGGTACTGGCACTATCCCCATACCCGCCCTTGTATGGCACCCGCCACGGTAAAAACAATGCGACGTCCTTCACGGTTTTCCATAAACCAATGGGATCAGGAGGTTTTCGAGTTGACCCCCAGCCCTGATCCTAAAGCCATCTGGCAGATCGTGCTTGCTACCGCCTACCAGGAGTACACCGCGGCGAAAAATAGTGACAGGTCGCATCGTGATGGAGTGGTGGTCACTCCCGTGGAAATCGTAGATTTTCAAGTCAGGGCGCTGAAAGACTCCCTTGCCGCCCAAGGCGCCACACTAGCTGACCCACGGGTAGAAATCCTCGACCCCTTCGGCGGCACCGGCATCTACTGCGCCAGAATAATGCAACTATCTGGGCTCACACCGGATGAACTCGATGACCTCTATCATTACCGCCTACGGATGATCGAAATCGACCCTGTCGCCTGTCAGATTGCTGACGCCAACCTTAAAACAGTTTTCGAAGAAGAAACAGGGCGACTACCGCGCCGCAGCATTGTTATCTGCACTGACACCTTTACGATCCCTACCGGAATGGAAAACCCCAATGTCTAAAAGCAAACGAACTAAACGAACCGTAATCTGCCTCCGCTGCCGAAACCTTAAACGCCACGAGTGCCGCGGCCTCTGTAAATGCTGCTATAACCATGTGCGAGAGCACCGCAGCGGTAACGACACACTCGACAATTACCCGCTCTATGCAGACCAAGAAAAATAATCCCCGCCATAAAATAGAACCAACTAGGTGATACTTAAGGAGCCATCATGAGCCTATCCGATCTATACCCGCCTATGCCTACAGAGTTAGACCCCTACCTCGGGCTGACTATCGACGCGGTGCCAGACAACCTCAAGGGATGTCTAAAGGGGCAGCCGTTCATAGAGATATCATCTGGTAAGCCTGTTGTGCTGCTAGCCGATATCTGTTCATCAAGGCAGCGTTACCCCATGCTTGACCTGCAGATCGACTGTATCCGCTATGTAAACATTGCCGATTTAGCGCTTGCCCTAGATGAAGAACTTCCAACCTATTTAACCTGCGAATCGCTCTATCTGATCCAGAACCCGGGCGAATACATCGACATCGAGGATGGCAAACACCACATCATGGACACGATGGGGTGGCGGTTGCACCGTATCCCGCAGAATGTCTGGGGCGACATGGTAGGCGACTTTTGGTTTTTCGATCTCGACAGGCAGCGCAAGGTGCTCCTGATGAGTTACAGCGGAAGTGGTTGCCTGGTAGAGGACCCGGATGCTGTGGCGAAATGGTGGGTGGGTGCGTGCCGGCTGATGCTCATGGTTGAACGAACCCCCGGCGAATCAATGTGGTAAAGAACACATTTGCATCGCCTTAAAAACCTATACCTCCACTTGAAGAATACAGTGTGACGCTGTATAATAAAGAGTGTAAGCCAAACGGTTTACAGAAAACTCAATAGTGGAGGGGAGGTGAACCCAAATGATCGAAAAGATCAGCTTGGCTCTCACGGCGATTACCACCGGTATCTCCGCCCTGATGTACCTGCACACCAGGCCACCAGGCGGCAAGCACCGGAAGCGGAAACGCTACCGACGTGGTAAGCGCCAACGGTAACCCCCGGGTGAGCTAAAACCTACTTAGCTCACCCGGGGGACACCCCACCACCCTACCACGCGAACCCCCTAGAAAGGAGGAACACCCATGAAAGCACGACCCATGTATGTTGCAGCGGTCGCTACGTACATTGCAGCGGTTGCAACCACCCTGTGCAGCAAGAACGTGCCTATCGTCACGCCTGTGATGCTTACCATCACCACCGTGATACTCGGGTACATCACCTGCACCGGTCGCTGGCGCCGCTAACCAGCAACCCCACCAGCTTCGGCTAGTGGGGTTTTCAAGTCGAACCCCAGCTTCCATTAATCCTCCACGAAAGGTTCCACGATGATCGACATCACCCTCGCCAAAGACATTCCACACCGAATAACCATCACTGATGCCGGAATAGAGTACTGGACCGTCACAGCTATCACCCGGCATATCGGCGTCGCTAAGGCCACCTTCGCTAGCTACGTTGCCCGTGGCCAAGCCCCACAACCCGCATTCCAGCTAGAACGCACCCGCCTATGGGACGCCGCCGAAATCAAACGATGGCACGCCTCACGCCCCACAAAGTAACCACACCCCCCGCCCTTCGCCTCCCAGGGTGCGGTGAATGCCACTAGTGGCCAAGCCCCAGCTTTACCATTAGCCCACGCATACCAGCTGGGGAATGGGAGGAAACCATGGGCGCCACCACCGAGACGGGACTACGCGCCACGCTACGTGGCCTACAGGGCCTCTGGATGGAACTAGAGTCCGCCAAGTACCCCACCCCCACCCGTATAACGAACCCCCAGGGGGGTAGGAAACCCGGGGCCCACCCCTGCGCACCAGGCGGGGCCGCCACCACCTTAGACATCGACCTCACCCTTAGGCTCTTCGAGGTTGCCCGAGACGTCGCCAACCACATCCAACCAAGCCGTATCCTCATCTGCGACGCCCACCAACTCCTACGCTTCCTTGACTTCAATGCCGGGCTCATCGCCGGCCTGGACTTCGCCCCCGACATCCACGCCGAACTCCGCTACCTGGAGTCCAGACTCCTGGATTTCCTCCGCGCCGGGCAGCCCATGGTGCGCGATGCCGGTGAGCCGTGGTTGACGTGGCGAACTATCATCCATGCTGCCCATGCTGAAGGGTATACGGTTAGCCGTGCGCTGCTGCGCAAGTGGGCCGAGCGTGGACACATTGACACTCGCTTAAGCGCTGATCGCATCGCATGCTATCGGCTTGGTGAGGTGTTGGACCGCCTGAAAAATATGCCTTTGCCTGCTGTCACAGCAGGTGATATAATCGACGCGACGACGCAGCCTGCAGAAAAACCAGTGGAGGGTTTAGGGCTCGCGTCGCCCCGGGGCGTTTTGATGGCTCCTCACCCCGGATAGCTCGTGGGGCAGGGGATTGCCGCTCCACTCCTCCTACTTTCTGACCTTCAGGGAGGGAATCCATATGGCAGCATGGCGAAACGGCGCCCCTACCCACGTGAAAACTCATATCCGCAAGAAGATTCTTGCCCGCGACGGCTACACATGCCAACAATGCGGCGGGGCCGCCGCCGAAGTAGACCACATCGACAACACCCGCGGCCCCGGATACGATGCTCTTAGCAACCTCCAATCGCTCTGTGTTCTATGTCACAAGGCCAAAACGCAACGTGAAGCCCTGGCGGGGCGTGCCGCCCGGGTAGCGAGAGTGAAGCGACCCCCCACCCCCTCATTTTGTGATATTCCCCACACTAGCAGGTTTGATACCGACCGGGGGTAGGGGGGATACCCCCCCGAGGCGGCCCTCGGGCCGCGGAGGGCAAAGGGCCTGCCGGCCTGTACGGGTTCCCAAGGCCCGACCAAAGGTAAGGTTAGGGAAACCTAAGTACATGAAAGGGGGTGCCGACCGTGCCCGGACCACCCCCGAAGAGGAATGCCCGCCGCCGCAATGCCCGACCCGACTGGGTGACGCTCCCCGCCGACGGCCGGAAGGGGCGAGCGCCCCGATGGCCGCTGTCCGGTCGAGTGCAACGCGGTTGGGCGGAACTCTGGCGACGACCCCAGGCGGTCATGTGGGAACGCAACCACGACGATTTCCTAGTTGCTCGCTACCTTATCCTGCGGAATACTATTCAAGACGAGCTTGATAACAGCGTGGTCAACGCCACCGCCATGGCTGAGCTCCGCCAAATCGAAGACCGCCTAGGGCTCTCACCCATGGCCATGAAACGCCTCCAATGGGAAATCGGCGATGCCGAACAGTCCAAGCCTGAAGGTGATGGGGTGGTGATCGACGCCCATGACCGCTTCGCTAATCTCTGACCTCACCATGCCGCCCGGCTACTACCTCGGCGACAAGGGTGCCTGGTGCACCCTCCCGTGGCCCACCACCATGGATGAAAAACTCGACCTCATCGCCCACTCCCTAGGCCCCGCAGTCATCGACTGGGCCGAATGGCGCACCGACGAGCCTGGTCTCCTCAACGACGACGGTGAACCCTGGCGATTCACACCAGGGCAAGCTCGGTTCCTCATCCTCTGGTACGCCTTCAACGCCCAGGGTCGGTTCATCTACCGGCGTGGCTGCAAACGCGGCAGCAAGGGCAGCGGCAAAGACCCCCTGGCCGCCGCCATGTGCAACATTGAGCTACTCGGCCCCTCCCAACTGCATTGGGACGGCACCCGCTACGTAGGCAAACAACACACCATGCCTCTCGTGCAGATCGCATCCAACTCCGAAGAACAATCCAAAGACGTCCTTCGGGTTGCCAACTCCCAATTTGGTGTTGAAGCCACCAACTACTACGGGCTAGACAAGGGTCGAACCGCAACCTTCGTGAAGACCTCCCCGGCGCGTATCGAAGTACTCACCGCCTCAGAGCGGTCCTCCGAAGGCGACCCCGCCACTTTCATCGTGCTCAATGAAACCCACCACATGACCCAACGCTCCGGCGGCCACGCGGTCGCCAAGGTCGCCCGCCGAAACGTCGGCAAATCAAAGAAAAGCGTACAGGCCCGAATGGTGGACTTCACCAACGCCCACTGCCGGGGCCAAGACTCCATCGGCGAAAAGACTTTTGAGGCATGGCAGAAACAACAATCCGGCAAATACCCACAACTCAAGAAAGACATCCTCTATGACTCCATTGAATTTGACCCCAAGCTAGAAATCTACGACCCCAAGCAGCGCATGCTGGCGCTCCAACAGGCCTACTCCGACGCCCCCTGGGCCGACCTCGAACGCCTCTCCGACGAAGTGGTCGACCCCGAACTCTCGGCCGGTGACGCCATCCGTTTCTACATGAACGGACTAGGCGACGCCGAAGACTCCTACGTTTCTGCTAAAGCATGGGCGGCACTCGCCGACCCAGCCAAAGCATTCGAGCCGGGGGATCAAATCGCCATGTTCCTCGACTGCTCCAAATCAGAAGATGCCACAGCCCTCATGGGCTGCCGAATCTCAGACGGGTACAACCAGACGCTGGGCGTGTGGTCAAGGCCCCGCGGCCCCCGAGGCGAAGGCTACCTCGTCGACCGCGACCAGGTGGACGCCCGGGTACGGGAAATCATGGAGATGTACAAAGTCGTTTGGTTCGGCGTCGACCCGTCACCTGCCAAAGACGACACCACCGAAGCCTCCTACTGGAGGCCCCTCATCGACGCATGGCACCGTGATTTCCGCCGAAAACTCCGCTGCTGGGCAACGAAAACCCACTCCGTCCTCTGGGACATGCGGCTCTCCGAACCCGGCGCCGCCGACCGGAACCGGCGCTTCTCCCAGGAGGTAGAGATCATCCAAGACCTTATCGACAAAGACGGCCTGGACGGTCCATTCCGGCATGATGGCGATCCGGCGCTCACAGCGCACGTGAACAACACGAAAATCAGGTGGAATAAATTTGGGTTGGCGATTGGTAAAACCAGCCGCGACAGCCACCAACTCGTCGATTTGTGCGTGGCCATGGTGGCCGCCAACGTAGGGCGTCGTGAAGCCCTGAACAGCGGTAAGGTCCGTGCCCGCCGCAAGAACGGCCCCAAGAAGCGAAGGAAGGTGCTGATCGGATGACCCTCGAACTAATCCGCGACTACGAGCTCGCGGACGACGAGCGCGGCCTCATCGCTAAGTTGTCGGGGCGGCTGCAAGAACACGCCCGGAAGAACAAGGCTAAGTGGGCTTACTATGAGGGTAAAAACGCCCTCAAAGATTTGAATATCGCCCTACCCGCGGTTGCTAGCAGTATCCGAGCGGTTGTTGGCTGGCCCGAAATCGTCGTTGACTCCCTGGCGGAGCGGCTGGAGTGGCAGGGGTGGATCTCCCCAAAGGCGGACATCAGCGAACTTGACCAGGTGTTCGCCGAAAACGACCTAGCCTCCGAGTTCGCTAAAGCCACTCTGGAATCCCTCGTCACTGGCATGGGGTTCCTCGAAGTATCCGCGGGCGGGGAAGGGGAGCCCACCATCATTATTGATGCTGTTACCGCAGGCGAAGCCACCTACATGTGGGACGATCGGCTTAACCGCATGGCAGCAGGATACATCGAAAAAACCGGGGAAAACGGCGAAAAATACCAAACCCTACATTTGCCGGACCGGGTGATCTCTATCATCACCGACCCTCACGAAGCGGAACAAGAAACCATCTGCGTCAAACACGGCTGGGGCAGGTGCGGCCTGATCCGTATCCCGAACAGGTCCCGCGCCGGGAAAGACGCAGGCGCCTCGGAAATCACCACGGCCATCGAATACTACACCGACCATGGCGTCCGAACCGTGCTCGGCATGGAGTTCAACCGTGAGTATTACACCACCCCGCAGCGCTACCTGCTCAATGCTACATTCGACCAGCTAGGCCTAGATGAGGATGCGACGGAAAGCGACGTAATCAAGATGGGGTGGAAAGTGGCCATGAGTAAGGCCCTGGTGGTGCCGCCGGGTGATCCTGATGATGGGCTGCCGAACATCACTGCGGGCCAGTTCCAAGCGGCACCGCCAACCCCCTATATTGAAGAGCTCAAGATGATGGCCCAGCTGGTATCGGCACAATCAGGGGTGCCCGTGTCTTATTTGGGTTTTGCCTCCGATAACCCGCCCAGCGCCGACAGCATTAGGGCCACCGAATCCCGCCTGGTGCGGCGCACTGAGCTCCGCCAGTTGGCGTTCGGCCGCCCACTGTGCCGCGACCTCGCCTACGTGTGCAAAGCCATCCTCGACGGCCGCCCTCCCGAATGGGAGTTCATTGCCTCCCTCGAAGCGAAATGGTTAGCGGCCGCCACCCCCACGCTCTCGGCAACCATGGATGCTATGACCAAAGCCGTGGCGGCTGAAATCACCCCGAAACACTCCTCCGTGGTGTGGGGCAGGGTTGGTTTCAGCCCAACCGAGCAGGAAATCATGCGGAAAGAACTCGCCGAACAAGCGGCCACCCAACGCGCCACGGCACTTGCCGGCGGCGCCGCCACTATCGGTGACGCCACCGTGCTCGACCTGGCCAGGGCAAACCGAGAACCCGAAGTAGCCGCTGGCCTGGCCGGCCTGCCCGGAATCCGATTCACCGGGGCAACCCCCGTATCACTACGGGAGAAAACCTAAAACCCCCATGGGAGGGAGGTGCTAGCCATATGGCGCGAGACCTGGATGCCGAAGCCGACTACCAGCAGGCCATGGACAACCTGCGGACCCTCGCTATACGAGATTTGGTGTCTTGGTGGAAGCAAACCGAAACCTTAGGCTTCGCCGACGCCAAACAGCTTATGGAAGAGCCCTTCCAGGCGATTATCGCAGCCTACGGGGAACAAGCCGCCTACGCCGCCGCCGATTATTTATTCCGCTCCCGCAGCCTCGATGATAACCTGAAAGGCCTGGAATACCCCGAAGTGGCCGACCCGGCGGGATTCGAGCAAATCCTCGGCTCTTACGCCTGGGCACTAAACACCTCCCGCACCGTAACCGGCGATCTAGACCGGCAGCTAGCGCTACGGAAACTCGCCGGCATCACCAACCGCCTCGTGCAACAACCAGCCCGCGAAACCGTATACCAGGCCACCCGAAAAGCCGGCACCCGCTATGCCAGAGTGCCGGAACCCCACGCCTGCACCTTCTGCCTCCTGCTCGCCAGCCGCGGCGCAGTCTACAGCCAAGACACCGTGCTACGCACCGAAGCCGGCAAAAAATACCACGACAACTGCAAATGCCTCGGCATCGAGGTGCAAACCCCCGCCGACCTGCCACGCATCAACCAAGAACTAGAACAAATCTATATAAAATCCGGCAAATACCCAGGCAACGACCAAGAAGCCTTCGCCGAAGCCATAGAACGCCACCGAAACCAAACACCCGACTGGGTACCACCAGATGCCGTCAGATACCGGCGCGCAGTGGACATGTCGAAAGCCTCGGGTGATCGAAAAATCACAGTCAAAGAAGCCCTAGACATCGGCTTGGCGGATGACACAGCATGGCCTGAAAAAGAAGACCGAATCCGCAAATGGCTAGAAGATAACGGTGCACAATCCGTCATCAAACTGAAAGAACTTGATAAAATACCTGGTGGCGCGGGGCTTAGATTTAGGGATAGGACTGGAATCTCGAATACTCCTGATGCCATTGTTGATGGAGTCACGACGGAAATGAAATCCATCACCTCGAAAAATGGGATTAATAACAGGGGCAGAAAAGGGAAAAAACAATCAGACGCGCTCATTTATGATCTGAGAGGAGCGGAGCACGATGAGAAAACTATCCTGGCTGATTTACGCAGGGCAGTAGACAATAATGGCGCTGATCTTGATAGAATTGTAGTGATAACCAAGGAAAAAACAATTCTCTGGGAAAGGAGTTAGAAAATGTCGTATGCTGCATCCATCATCATTCGAGATGCTGCCGAAATACCTGAGGACGTTGCAACCCAAGCCAAGAATTTAATCGCATCGCGTTTTTCCACAGCGAAAAAATTCCCAAGTGTGTGGGTTAACGTGACGCCCGTAAAGCAGCGGCGTGATTTCGGGATCGTCGAGATTGATGTTACCCAGTCTCGGGAATCAGCTGCACTATCCTTGCTGAAGGATATTTTCTTCTTCCTTTGCGAGAAGACAGATTGGGCCTTGGAACTCGATTGGGATGGCGCTGAAGACCTCAACCTCAGTGATGAATTCAGCGAATACATGCGCCGCCCCCGAGGGTCGTCTGATCCTGTGGTGTTCGACCCGTATTCCGATGAGGAACAGGACAACCCCTATTGGGAAAGGGTATTAGCCGCAGGCGCTTAAAACTAACATCCCCCACAACCCGCGCTCTCCCCGCGAGACCGCGGGTTTTCTCATGCCCAAACAAAACCGAAAGGATACAAAATATGCCAGCCAGAGCATTATCAATGCCCCCCTGGGTGCGAACCGTCGCCCCCGACATCCCTGCCGGTGGCGGCACGACTGATGCCGCCCAGGCGGATACTGCAACCCCGCAAGCCTCAGACCGCGAAAGTGAAACCCCCGGCGACAACGACAGCAGCGGCAATGATGATGAGGGCGACCCCGACCCCGAGCCGGGGCTGGCAGATGATGCGACCGTGTGGAAAAAACATGCTCGCACTTGGGAAACCCGGGCCAAGGAAAACAAAAAAACCGCCGACACCTTGCAGGCCCGGCTTGATGCCGAAACAGGGAAAACCAAGCAGGCTGAGGAAGCGCTTGCTGAAGCAACCAAACGCCGACAGGCAGCCGAACAAACGGCCGCCCGCCTAGAGCTCGCCCTGGAATTCGGCCTCAGCCGGAAAGAAGCCGAAACCTTCCTCCACGGCGACACAGAAGCCATGCGCACCCAAGCGCAACTCCTGGCGGAACGCGCCGGGGCTGGGGCGTCGAAAAGCCGCCCCGCCACCTCGCCTCTCCAGGGCAAAGGCAAAGCCGGCTCCTCGAAAGAAAACGACCGCAGCTGGGCGCGCCGCCTCATGGGCAAAACCAAAACCGAAAAATAAAGGATGTGAACTATCATGCAGCTCAACCCAATCCGTGAACCCCTAGGAGTCGATAACCGCAAGTGGCTAGGCAGCCGCCACGGCGTGTCCAATGCACAAACCGTCACCATTGACGGGAAGAAGATTTCCGCCGTTGTGAAGGATAACGTTTTGCCTTCCGGTATCCCGCTGAAGCGTGGGGCTGGCGGTAAATACGAGCCAGTGACCGCGGTAGGGGATACCCTAGCCGGGTTCCTGCTCACTTCCCAGTCCGCCAAGCAGAAAGACGTGGATATCGTGGCCCCCATGCTCGACCACGGCCGCATCCGGGTGAAATACCTCCCCGAAGGCGTATTCGACATCACCACTCTCACCACCCCTAACCCCCTGTTCATCCTCACCCCGAAGGAAGGTGACTAATCCCTATGTTATGGACTGAAGTCGTGCAGCCGCAGTCCCTCACCACCGTGGCCCGCGAAACCCTCGACGAGCGGGAACGCTCCAAAAACATTCTCGCCCAATTTCTTCCTAACCGTGTCGTTGACGACATCTCCGTAAGCCTATCCGCAACCACTAATGGCCTGGTTGAAGTAGCCGAGTACCGCGCCTACGACGCTGAAACTCCCATCGGTGCCATGCCCGGTGGTAAGAAAATCTCCCTGGAGCTGCCGCCCCTGGGCCAGAAAATCCCCGTCAGTGAATACGACCAGCTTCGGGCCCGCGGCATCAACGCCCCAGCATCCGGCAAAGACCTGATTGGGCGGGCTACGATCACTGCAGCCCGGGCTGTCGCCGACCGGGTGGAAATGCTGCGTGGTGAGATTCTCACCACCGGTAAAGCCCTCATCAGCGAAAACCAGTTCAACGTGGAGCAAGATTTCGGCCGCGACCCCCGCCTCACCACCACCGTGGGCACCAAGTGGGACCAGTACGCCACTGCAACCCCGATCGAGGACCTGCAGGCCCAAGCAGAGGTTTATGCCAACCTCAGCGGTGAGGCCCCCGGCTACCTGCTGGTATCCCCCAAAATCATCACCACCCTGATCCGTTGCGAAGAAATCCGCAAAATGGCCGGCGGCGTGAACGGCATCCCCAGCATGGTGACCGTGGACTTCCTCCACAGTGTGCTTGCCTCTTTCGAGCTGCCGCCCCTTTTGCGATACGACCGGAAGATCCGCAAAGGCGGCGTGCTAAAACGGGTGATTGACGAGAAGATCGCTATCCTGCTCCCTACCGTGGATGGTGAGGAATCCCCACTAGGCCGCACGTTCTGGGGCACCACTCTTGAAGCTGTCGACCCGGCCTACGGTATCGCCGAAGAGGACCGCCCCGGCATCGTGGTTGGCGCCTACCAGGAAGACGACCCTAAGTCCACCTGGGTGCGGGCTAATGCTATCGGCATGCCCGTCGTTGGTGACGCTAACTACACCGCGGCCATGACCGTCCTCTAAGAGCAAGGAGAATACCCATGGCGACCATCCGCAGCGACCTGGAAAGCTACGTCATTGCGCACGATGAAAACCAGGCCCATGTGCTCGCCCCAGGGGCGGAAGTACCCGACGGCGTAACCATCCACTCCGACCTGCTGGAACCAGAACCTGAAGATCCCGAGGACCCCAAAGATCCTGAAGATCCTGAAGAATCAGGTGACGACGGGGCCGGTGGGGAGGACAAACCCCCCACCAGCCCGAAGACGAACCGCCGGAGCAGTAGTCGTGCTCGCAAGTCTTGACGATGTTAAAGCCCGTATTCCCCACGTGGGTTTCGACGAAGACCAAGCCCTAGGGCTACTGGAGGAGGCATCCGCGCTGGTTGAGGGCTACCTGCAAAAACCAGGGCCTGAGCCGGTGCCGGAAACCATCAAAATCGTGGTATCCCGCATGGTAGCAAGGGTCATTGAGGCCCCCAAGGAAACCGCCTTTCAGGAATCTATGCAGGTCACCGCGGGCCCATTTAGCCAAAGCGCTAATTTCACCCATGGTGGTAGTGGTGGCGCCCCCTGGCTCACCGCATCGGATAAAACCATGCTGGCCCCCTTCCGTAGGCGCCGACGTGGCATTTACTCCATCACCATGAGCTAACGAAAGGAGTGCGATGCCAGGCCTCCCTACGATCAAGCGGTACCCGGTGACCCGGCTCCGCCGCTTCAAAACCGGCACTGATGAGCTCGGCAACACTACCTATGGGCTCCAGGGCACCATTATTCATGTGGTGGGCTGGGCGAAACCCACCACCGCGGAACCTGAGCTAGCGGGCCACGCCCGCCGCACAGTCGCCATAAAAATGTACGCCCATCCTGGTGATTTTATCGAAACCGACATTGTCGTCCTCACCCCAGGTGGTGAACGCCTAGAGGTTGTGGGCGAACCTGAAAACTACGAACACGGCCCCTTCGGTTGGGCCCCAGAATTGGAGGTGATTAATCTTGCCGGAATCGAATAACCAATGGTTAGAAGTAACCCTTGGCGCTGAGGCGGACCGATCCGATTATGTCGAATGCGTAAGCCTGTCCTTCGACGGCGGGTCCCTCATTTGTTTCGCTGATAAGAGTATGCGGCAAGTACGAGCAGCCTACTCGCCCACCGGATGGGCCAGGTGCAGGTGGGTGGATTACAGCGAAGTCCACGCCGAACAAGACCAAGCTCGGCGCAAGTGAGCAGGCTATGGCAAAGTACGTGCCGAACAAATCCGCGCTGAAAGCACTGCTCAAAGACCCCATGACCCAAGGGATCGTAGTCGACCACGCCGAACAAGTAGCAGCCGCGGCCGGTGACGGGTTTGTCTCCTCCTACCAGATGGGCAAAACCCGTCACCGCTGCATCATCTACGCCGACACCTGGTCTGCCAAGCGCCGAGAGGCCAGGGACAACATCCTCACCCGGGCCCTAGGCTAACCCACCCCTCTGGAAGGAGGCCCATGTGACCACCACCGCCACCACCACAGTGATTGCTGAGCTGGCGCGCCGGGTAGGGGTGCTGGTATCCAGCCGCATGCCTTCTACCCCGAAACCGCAGGGCTTCATTATTGTTTCCCGCATCGGTGGCGGCATGGAGGACTGGGCACTCCGCAACCCCAGGTTTTTAGTGGAGTGCTACGCCCACACCGAGCTGGACGCTGAAGCCCTGGCCGAAAAGGCCTACGAAGCATGGGCGCGGATGCGGTCCGCCAAAATCCAATCCACCACCATAGACACCCTCACCAGGTACGACGACCCCGACCCGAAGCTCTACCGCTTCCAGTTCACCGGTGGCGTGCGGCTCCTAGCCCACTAGCCGGCCCCTGGTGCGGCAGCAGGGGACACCATCCTGCCGCAACTGTCTTTCCAACTTTCCTAATTTAGGAGAACCATCATGGCTATCAACATCCAAAACGCCTTCGTGGCCACCCCACCCATCGACGGCGGCGTCTACTTCAACGCCCCGGTTGGCACCCCGCTGCCGAAAACCGCCACCGAAGCCCTTAATCCAGCATTCGTCGATCACGGCGCTGTGGGCGAAGACGGCTTCAATAACACCCCCACCCGCGAAACCAGCACTGAAAAAATGTTCGGCGGGGATGACTGGGTGGATCTGCAAACCTCATACACCGAAACCGTCACCATCACCCTGCTAGAAGACGACAACGAACACGTTTTAAAGTCCTGCTTCGGCGACGCAAACGTCATCGAAAAAGCAGCCACCGGCAAACACGGCCGGCAGCGCACCATCTACCACACCGCTGAACGCCTGCCGCTAAAAAGCCACATCGTTAAAGCCGTCTCCGGTGAGAAAGCTAAAACCTTGGTCGTGCCTAACGGCCGGATCAGCACCGTGGAAAAAACCGCAGAGACCCACTCTGCATCTACGAAATACAACGTCACGATCACTGCTTTCAAGGGCCCCCAGGAATACAAATACGCCAACGTATTCGAACTCCGGGACGACGGCATGGTCGACCCCAACACCCCAGACCCTGATGCCCAAGACAAGACCGTGACCCTCCCCAGCGGTGTCACAGGCGGCACCTTCACCCTTTCCATCGACGGCCACGCCACCGCCGAACTGGCGTTTAACGCCACCGCCGAAACAGTGCAGGCCGAGCTACGCAAACTCACAGGCGCCACCGCCGCCACCGTCACCGGTAATGCTGGCGGGCCCTACACCATCAAGGACGTTACCGGGGCACTCACCGCCGACGGGACTAAACTCACCGGTGGTGCGGGCACCACCATCACCGTAAACCCCTAAACCCCTCCCCGGTAACTCCGGGCGGCGGAGGGAACAACAACGGCGGCGGGGCTGTACCGCCGCCCCCGAAACCGGACACCCGCCGACGCGCTGTATCATTCGGGTGGGAAGACACCTCATCGAAAACCTACAACTGGGAAGAAACCCTCCAAAAAGTAGTAGACGCGGGCGGCACCACCATCGACCTGGCGGTAGGCCGCCCCGAATGGTTACTTTCCCCCGAAGTGCCCTCAGACAGTGGGCTCACATCATCCCTATCAGCAGCCGAAGGCGACCCCATCGCAGGGATCATCGACACCGCCCGTGCAGCCGGTGTCACAGGCATCTACCTCACCTTGGATGCTATGGCCACCACCACCCTGGCGAAACCCGAATACCGAGACCTCCGGGCAGTATCCAGAGACGGCACCATCCGAAACGATCTGGGCAGCGCCTACGCCCTCACCAAAGGACACATCGGTGACATGCTAGAGGCAGCTGCGCGGCACCTTGCGGCCCGTTACGGCAACCGCATCAACGGCATCATCCTTACCGAAATCCACTGGGATTCCGGGTCATTTTCGGATAAAGACCTGGAGCTATTCAAACAAGACACCGGCGAGGCGGATTGGACCCGCCGCGGCGACGGCACCCCCCACGAAGGGCCCAAAGAACTGGCGTGGTTCGGCGATAAAATGGCCGAAGTCGCAGGCCGCATCAAACGCGCCATCGGTAATGCCCAGCTGGTTTTTGACGTGCGAGTCAACTGGGCCAACCCGCCCGCGGGTCGGCCCGACAGCGGACACGACTACGCCAAACTGTTGCGGCATGCCAATCTGCTGCAGCCCTGGGTGTACTTCGACGCTGGGCAGGCTGGAAAAGCCGCGCCCCTGGTGGAGGCCCTGACCGCACAATGGCCAGGCAAGATCCGCCCCTCCATTGGGTTGTGGGGTGCTGGCGGCACCACCATCCCCGCAACCGACCTAGACACGGCTATTACCTCACTACGCGACCAACTGTGGCTGCAAGTCACGCCAGCGTCAAAGCTCACCACTGCCCACTGGCAGGTGCTGAAAAACTGGCGCTAACCACGCCGAAAAAGGGGTCGTGGGCAAAACCCCGTTGCTGCCCGCGGCCCCTCCCACCCTCTATCTATTAACCACACCTAAGGAGCCATCATGGCATTCGATATCTCTGGATTCGATAACATTGAATTCAACATCCCTGCAGGCAAAGACAAAAAAGTTACCATCACTATCCCACCGGTTGACTGCCTGTATCCCACAGACGTCACCGCCATCCAAAACGAAGCCGAAAAACAACACATCGGCAACGACTCCGTTGAAATCACGCGGCTCTTCCTACTCCATTTCAACAACACCCAGGCGAAGAAGGACGCCATCAACAAACTAGTACAACGCCAGCTGGTGGAAATCGACCGCATCTGGGGCCAGGAATCAGGTATCCAGCTGGGGGAATCCTTGCCCTCCACCGGTACGCCTTCGGGGGAGACCCCGAGCTCACCGACGCCCTCCGAGTAGACCTCCTCCATATCGGATACTCACTCAGCACCGTAGGGCGCGCCTACCGGTGGAGCGACCTTAAGGCATTCCTCAAACACCTGCCAGCCACATCCCACCTCCACACCTACCTCAACCCCGCAGCCGCCGAAGCCGCAGCCTGGGTGGTACCCACCAACCAAATATTGGGTGCGCTCTTCGACCAGCAGTACATCCTGGCCCTGGCCCGCGCCGGGAAAAATACAAATGGCGTGGGGGGTCTTATTCAACAAATCATCGAGGGTATTGAGGCATCTCACCAGCAGGTGAGCCGGCCGCATAGGCGGGAGCTGACCGCCGCGGAGATCAGGCAGAAAGTCAGGGAAAAGCACCACATCTAAATCCGAAAGGAGGGGATTTTTCATGGGCGCAGAACTCGGCACCGGCTACATCTCAATCATCCCCGAGGTGAGTAAAATCAGCCCCACCATCGCCAAAGCACTGGGGAGTGTAGAGAGTGAAGCCGAGCGCCGCGGCGGCTCGTGGGGAAGCAAGCTCGCCGCTGGCGTGGGCAAGACGCTGAAAGCCGGTGTGCTCGCTACCGGTGTGGCGGCAGGTGGGCTTATCGGCACCGCCATGGCCAAAGGCATGGGCAGGCTCACCGCTATCGAAAACGCCCAGCAGAAACTCCTCGGCCTGGGTAACGACACCAAGACCGTTGCCGGGGTTATGAACGATGCGCTTTCCTCGGTGAAAGGCACCGCTTTCGGGCTGGGGGAGGCAGCATCCACCGCCGCGGGCCTGGTTGCCGCCGGCATTAAACCCGGCCAGCAGTTGGAAACCACCCTGAAAACCGTGGGTGACACGGCTGCTATTGCCGGCCGGAGTATGCAGGACGTTGGCGTTATTTTCGGCTCTGTCGCCGCCCGCGGCAAACTCCAGGGCGATGACATGCTCCAACTCATGGCTTCTGGTATCCCCGTGCTCCAGCTGCTCGCCAAGGAAACCGGGAAAACCTCCGCCGAAATCTCGGATATGGTTTCCAAAGGCAAGATCGATTTCGCAACCTTCGAAAAAGCCATGCGTGCCGGCATGGGCGGGTCGGCCTTGAAAATGGGCGAGTCTTTCACGGGTGCCGCAGCTAACGCTCAGGCAGCCCTGGGCCGCCTGGGCGCTACCGCCCTGAAGCCGTTTTTTGGCCTGGCGAAGGATGGCTTGGTGGTCGCCACCGGCGCTATCGACGGGTTGGAAACTAAAATCAAGCCGGTTGCAGCCGATATCGATACTTTCCTTCAGCAGCGCCTAGTGCCAGGGCTCAAGGATGCCAAGAGTGCTGTGTCGAATTTTATGCAGTCCGATCAGGGTAAAGGCATGCTTACCGGCGTCCAGGCGGCCTTCACCGATGTGCTTGATGCAGGTAAAGCTCTGGCACCGGTGGCGTCCACCGTGGCTACTGCTCTGGGGCAGGCATCCGCAGCCCTCGGTGTTAGCACCTGGAATATTTTCCTCGGTACTTTGCATGCAGCATCTGGTGTGCTTGTTGCTCTGGCCCCGTCCCTCCAGGCTGTTGCTGACCTGCTGAAAGCCCACCCAGGTTTATTGGCGGCCGCTATGGCAGGCTGGATGGCGTTCCGCACCGTGCCAGGTATCGTTGGCGGTATCACCACCACCGTAGGCCAGTACACGTCCAAGCTGTCTGAGATGCGGGGGCACGTGTCTAGCCTGTCTGAAATGCGGGGACAAATCTCCAGCATCCAAAAATTCTATAAGGATGCTGGTGTGGAAATGGACCGGGTTGGGGCCACCACACACTACCTGACCGGTGAACAAAGCGGCTTGGCTGCCGCAGTGCTCAAGGCTGAGGCCGCGTTCCAGCAGGGTTCCCCAGCATTGAAAACATTTGCGGAAAAGCACACCGAAGCAGCCCACACCGCACGCGCTGCCCTGGGCTCGATCGGTGACGCAGCAGTTGGTGTGGCCCGTGGCGGTTTCTCCCTGCTGAAATCCGGCGCCGAAGGCCTACTAGGCGCCCTCGGAGGGCCGTGGGGCCTGGCGCTCACCGGTGCCGCCGCTGCCCTTACCCTGTTTGCCAGCGAAAACGAAAAGGCAGCTAAGGCTGAGCAGCAGCACAAGAATAACGTTGATGACCTCAAGAACTCCCTGAACGGCATTGAGGAGGCAGCCACCAGGTCGGTGATGGTACAGCGCGCATCCAGCGAAGGCCTGATAGACCTGGCCAGCAAGGCAGGTATCGCATCCAGCACCGTGGTGGATGCGATGATGGGGCAGGCATCCGGCCTGGAGGCCATCCAGGGCAAAGCCGAATCCATCACTACCGCTTTTATGCATGCTCACCCCCAGCTGCAGCAAGCTAAGATTTCCGCCGATGATCTAGAAGCCGCCCTCAACGGCAACAAGGATGCCGCCTTGGGTGTGGCCACCGCCCTGGCCGATCTTAATGGTGGCAGCACCACCGCCAAGCAGAACGCCGCCATGTCCTTTGTGAAATGGAAAGAGGGGCTGACTGATGCCGACCTAGCGACGCTGAAGCTTGCCGAATCCACCCGGGGTGCCAACAACGACTTGGAAGAGGCAACCAGGCAGCATGAAGCCGAAGCAGCCGCCATGACGAATGCCGCTAAGGAGGCTGATGCGGCGGCTCAGATCTACTCGATCCTGGGCGACAAGATCAAATCCATCCCTGATGACAAAACGATCAAGGTGGAGTCGGATGCGATCACCGATGAGACCAAACAAAAGCTGGAGGCCATGGGGGCGAAGGTTTCCGAGCCCTTTGAGGGGCAGGTGACCATTGATTTCCCCGATGCGTTCTCTATCATTTCCTTGCTGGATCAGATGGGGGTCAAGCTTTCCAGCCTTGACGGCTATATCCATATTGATAATGCCGAGGTGCCAGGCACTATCGAAAAGCTTGATGCTCTAGGGCTGAAAACGAAAACCCTTCCCGGCGGTAAGGTTGTTATCGACTCCAACGATCCAGATGTGAAGAACCGCATGCTTGACCTGGGTATTCTGGTCAAGGATAAGCGCACCGGTGAAGTCAAAATCAATGACAACGTGCCAGAAGTCATCAAGCGGATCCATGGCCTGAGCGGGCAAAACACCACATCTCGCCACACGATTTCGGTGGAAACCGTGTATGTAGGTGGGGGCCGTCCTGCGCTTCTCCCTGATGGCAGCCCGGCACGCCGTGCTATGGGCGGTGTTGTGGGGCTCGCCGCTGGCGGCCTGTTCGGCACCTCGGCAGGGTATCGGCTGCCCCTCTCCGGGCCCGGTACCACCGAGATCGACGGCTTCCAGGGCGTCGATAAGCAGGGCAGGCCCACAGCCCGGGTCGATGCTGGGGAATGGGTCATCAACCGCAGGTCCTCGGCCAAGCACCATAATTTGCTGCGGGCGATTAATGATGATTCTCCCAAGCTCAATAAGATCCTAGGGGGCGTGCAGGCTCTGGCTGATGGCGGTGTCGTCACTCCAGGCGAGCTCCTGAGATTCGCCAAAGGTGAAACCGTCAACGGCAAGAAAGCCCCCCGCTCCCTTGAAGGCGCACCGTATGTTCTCGGCGGTGGCCTACTCGCCAACTGGGGGGACTGCAGTGGCGCGATGAGCGGCCTGGCAGCACTAGCTGTGGGATGGCCACTCGACGGCCGCAAGTTCGCCACCGGGGATGAAGGCCCCGTACTGGCCCGCATGGGGTTCAGCGCCGGCCTGGGCAGCGGCGGTCCCAGGTTTTCCATCGGTTGGCTCAACGGCGG